TTACAGCAGGAACAGAAACTTGGACTGATACAACTCCAAGTACAGACATTTGGTTAAGACAAGGGTAAAAAATGGCAAAGACAAAAATTAGTGAATATTCAGCAACCCCAGCAAGTAACACCGACATTAGTAATATTAACATTGCTGAAGGATGCTCACCTGCAAACGTAAACAATGCTATTCGTTCTTTAATGGCACAAATTAAAGACCTACAAGCAGGCACGTCAGGTGATACTATTCCATTAACTGCAGGTGGCACAGGCTCTACTACAGCTAGTGATGCTAGGACTGCATTAGGTTTAGTGATTGGCACAAATGTTCAGGCTTACGATGCAAATACAGTATTTGATGATGTAGCAACTAATTTTACTGCTAAACAAACATTTACAGGTACTTCTGCACTTATTTCATCTAAATTTGTTAATGCTATAGAAGGTATAACAGTATCAGCTACCGCAGCTACAGGCACAATTAACTATGATGCTACTACACAATCTATTCTTTATTACACAAGTAATGCAAGTGCTAATTGGACTGTAAACCTTAGAGCATCTAGTGGTACATCTTTAAATACCGCTATGTCTACAGGTGAATCTATTACAGTTGTATTCTTAGTTACACAAGGCTCAACAGCTTATTATAATAACGTAGTTCAAGTAGACGGAACAACTGTTACACCTAAATATCAAAATGGTGTAGCACCCACAGCAGGTAATATTAATAGCGTAGACTCTTATTCATATACCATTGTTAAAACAGGGTCAGCAGCTTTTACAGTATTTGCCTCACAAGTTCAATTCAAGTAGGATAAAAAATGCCTTTTTTAGCTAGAAAAGCAGTAACTACAGCACAAAGTTTTGGGCTAACTTCATCACAATATAAAACAGGCAACCAAACCTTTACGTCTAGCGGTTCATTTACTGTTCCTGCACAAGTTATAAGTCTTACTATTACTATGAGTGGCGGTGGTGGCGGTGGCGGTGGTGGTGCTACAGGTGCTGGCGTAACAGGAGGCACTTCTTATAAAGACATAAGAACAATTACTGTTAATCCTAATGAAACACTTACTATTACAGTAGGTGCTGGTGGTCAAGGTGGTAGGTCAGGTATATCTAATTGCGGAAGTAATGCTGCAACATGGACTACTATTAATAATGATGTTACTGACAGAAAAGGTCAAGGCGGTGTTGGACATACTAACGGTGGTGCTGGTGATGGTAGAAGTTGTATAAATTCAAATAGCACTACAGGTGGATGGGCTGGCGGTGGAGGTGGCTCTAGTGCGTATGTATATTCTGGCGGAACAGTTATAGCTGGTAGTGGAGCAGGTGGAGTAGGCGGTGCTGACTCTATAGGATTTCAAGCTGCTGGCGGTATTGCAGGAAATTCAACAAGTGGCAATCAAGGTGCTACAGGTGCAGCAGGTGGTGCTGGGCAAGGTGCTACATATTCAGGTGGGTATGGCACAGATGGTTCAACAGGTTCTGTAGCTATTGTATGGTAAATTATCAATGGATAGATAAAATTAAGGATTGGGAAGAAAAAGTATGACAACGCAACGCATACAATTTAAAGACTGGTTACCTGACCAACCATCTATATTAGATACAGTATCAGAAGCTAATAATGTTACTCCTTTAGCTATAGGATATGGTCCATTTAAGTCAGCAGTAAACTATTCTGCAAGTGCCTCTGAAGATTTAACTAACGTATTTGCTACTAAAGTAGATAATGACGTTTCTGTATTTGCAGGCGGTCTTACTAAACTATTTAAACTAGACTCATCTACTTTAGCTTTAGATAGTGTTGGTAAAAGTGCATCACGAACAATAAGTAACGTAGCACTAACATCTAACGTAGCTACTATTACTACTGCTTCTGCTCATGGCTATAGCACAGGTGATACTGTAACAGTAGACGCAAGTAATAACGTATTTGATGGTAGTTATGCCATTACTACTGTGCCTACTTCTACCACGTTTACTTACGCTAAAGTTAATGCTAATGTTCCAAGTGCAGCAGCTACAGGAACAGTTATAGCAAGTGATTATACAGGAACATATAGATGGCAATTCTTACAGTTTGCTAACTATGCACTAGCCACTAATGGTTCTAATAAAGTTCAATATTACGATATAAACGCATCTTCTTATTTTGGTGATTTAGCTACAAATGCTCCTGTTGCAAAATATATAACAGCAGTTCGTGATTTTGTAGTGTGTGCCAATATAGGTGCAGGCACTAACCCAGCAAGGGTGCAATTTTCAGATATAAACGACCCTACAGATTGGACTTCAGGCGGTGCATCACAAAGTGATTTCCAAGAGTTGCCCGATGGTGGTGACATAACTGGAATTGTTGGTGGTGAGTTTGGTATAGTATTTTTAGAAAAAGCCATTGTAAGAATGTCATATATAGGCTCACCTTTATTCTTTCAATTTGACACGATTAGTCGTAACGTAGGTTGTATAGAGGGTGGTTCTATAGCTCAATATGGTGGTATAGCATACTTCCTATCAGATGATGGATTCTATTCATGTAATGGTCAACAAATTACTGCTATTGGCTCAGAAAAAGTAGACAGATACTTTTTTAACAACGCTAACATTGGTGACATTGATTCTATATCAACAGCAGTAGACCCTGAACGTAACTTAGTTATTTGGGATTACACAACAGTTTCAGGTCCACGAGGATTATTAATATACAACTTTGAAACACAAAAATGGTGTGAAGCTGATACAGACGTAGACTATCTTTCAACCCTAGCGACTACAGGTGTATCATTAGAAGGTATAGATACTGCTTACAACATAACAGCAGGCTCATTTGTAGCCACAAAACAATATACCATTAGAACAGTAGGCACAACAGACTTTACGCTTATAGGTGCAGTCGCTAATACGGTAGGTGTATTATTTACAGCTACAGGTGTAGGCTCAGGCACAGGGGTCGCCATAGATATGGCAGCCTCAGCCGCAGCATTAAAGACAATAGACACTCTTGTAACTACAATGGATGACAGACTATACAAAGGTGGTAAATTCTTATTTGGTGGTGTTCGTGATGCTAAAGTCATCACATTCACAGGAACTCCAGCTACAGCAACTATCACTACAAACGACTTAGAGTACGGTTATAACTCTGTGCTTACTCTTATTAGACCTTCTGTAGATAGTGGCTCTGCAAGCGTTTCTGTGGCTTCTAGGCGTATGTTAGATGACACTATCACATATTCAACTGCTGTATCAGCAAGTCAAGAAGATAGATGTTCTGTTAGAAGCTCAGGTCGTTATCATAGAGTCAGTCTTACACCTACAGGTGCTAACTGGTTTTCAGCTATTGGATTAGATTTAGATTACTCTGAACAAGGAACTAGATAATGGCTCGTAGTGATATGTACCGTAAACTACCTTGGACAGGTGGCGACCCAAGACAAGTAGCAGAAATAGTAAACAACCTAGTGGAAGGTAAGTCTAATAATACAGGCTCTTTCTCTACTACTGTTAGCACTACAACTACTACGCTAAGTGATGAACGTATAGGCTTTAACTCAGTCATTGTAATTATGCCACTAGACAGTAACTCTGCTGCTGAACTTATAGATGTTTACTTTGATACATTTGCACAAGGTAGCTGCACAGTCCATCATGGAAGTCATGGTGTTTCAAGGAATTATCGTTATATAATAGTAGGATGATTTTACACTATATACCTAAAGATAAGTTACGAGAGCATTGGGACTATGTTAAACATGGTCTTGAATTAGTAAGAGCTAAAGGTCACATGGAATGGATAATAGAAGACATTTATTGTGACTGTTATGAAAACCGTTCTATGTTGTTTCTTGGAATAGTGGATAACAAAGCAGTAGGTTTTGTAGTATTACAGCCTATAGGCAACACACTTCATGTATGGGCTACATGGTCAACACTTAATGATGAAACACTATTTCATCAAGCATGGCAAGAAATTCAAGCAATAGCAAAACAAGGAAATAAGTCTAGGGTTACATTCTCTTCGCAAAGGCGTGGATGGGAACGTAAAGCTAGAGAAATGGGTTTTAAACCTCAAACATGGGAATTTATACTTTAAGGAAATAGATATGTTTAAGTTACACAATTGGGTACAAGAATTAGTACAGTCATTTACATTTTATGGTGGTGGTTCTGGTGGTGGTGGAGGTCAAACTTCTAAAACAACTAATGAATTAGACCCTACTGTTAGACCATTCGTAGAATACGGACTTGGCGAAGCTAAAAATTTATATCAAACAGCAGGTCCTGATTACTTTCCTGGTCAAACTTATGTAGGTCCTTCTTCACAAACTACTCAAGCATTAGGTTTGGCTGGACAAAGAGCTATGGCAGGCAACCCATTAGTTCCTGCTGCACAACAACAACAATTAAGTTCTATTCAAGGTGATTATCTAAATGCTGGTAATCCATACTTTCAGCAAGCTCTTGCTGGTCCTACTCAACAAGCTACACAAGCATACAATGACGCTATTAGACAAGCACAAGGTGGTGCTTCTATGGCTGGTCGTTATGGCTCAGGTGCATCTGCTGACATTCAAAATAGAGCAGCAAATACTTTAGCTACAACATTAGCAAATACATACGGTAACTTGGCTTATCAAAACTATGCTGGGGAACGTGGTATGCAAAACCAAGCGGTTATGAATGCACCAACATTAGCACAAGCTGACTATGGTGATATTTCACAATTAGCTAACGTAGGTAAAACTACTGAAGATTATGCTAAAACTGCATTACAAGCTGACCTTGACCGCTTTAACTTTCAACAAAACAAACCATATCAAAAACTATCTTCATACCTTGGTGCTGCCTATGGTGCGCCTATGGGTAATGTATCTACTACTACTCAATCTGGTGGTGGCGGCAAGATAGTATGTAGTGCTATGAATAAGGCTTATGGTTTTGGTTCATTCCGTCAAGCTATCTGGTTACAACATTCAGCTACAATGCCTAATGCTAAAACAATTGAAAAAGGATACCATAAACTATTCTTACCAGTTGTAGCATTTGCATTTAGCGATAAACAAACATTTGCTCGTAAACTTGTACGTAAGGTTTCAGAGCATATTGCAAGACATAGAACTGCTGACTTATGGAAAGAAATGCGTGGTAAACGCAGAGACCCATTAGGTCGTATCTATCGTGCAATTATAGAACCAATGTGCTATGTAGCAGGAAAGGTTTAATATGGGACAACTATTAGTTCCTGCAATGATAGGTGCAGGTGTAGGTGCTGTAGGTGGTGCTGCAACAGGCGCTAACCCATTTAAAACAGCATTATTAGGTGCAGGTCTTGGTGCAGGCGGAGCAGGATTAATGGGAGCTGGTGCTGCAGGCGGAGCTACTGCTGCTACTGCTGCTGGTGGTGCTGATTTAGCTGCTGGAACTGTAGCTCCTGCTATATTAGGAACTCCTACTTTAAATGCTAGTTTATTAACTCCTGGTGCAATGGCAGGTTTAGGTGCTACTCCTAGCGTATATGGTGGATTAGGCGCATCATCTTTACTAGACAAAACAGGTGCTTTCTTAACTAATAACATTGGCAATCCTTTTACTAATATGTCTACAATGGATAAGATTAATTTAGGTGCTAAAGGTTTTGATGCTTTAAATCAACCACAACAACAACAAATGCAAGCTCCACCTGTTATGCCTATTACACGTGGCAATCCTGATATGGTATCTTCACCATTATATAACGTAGCACCTAATGTAGGCAAACAACAAGGCAATGAAATTGGTTTGCCTAACTTACTTTCTAGGATGCCTTTATCAGACGAAGAAAGAATGAGATTACAACAGATGGCTCAACAAGGATACAGAGGATAATAATATGGCACTTTTTGATACAAATAGTGGATTAGGTGGATTGCTAGGGGACTTTGGCGACTATGGCTTTGGTGTTCCTAGGAATACAGGCGGTCTTATTGGTGATGCTGAAAGAGATGCTATTAACAAAAGAGCATTGTTATCCGGTGGTATCAACGCAGCTTTAACATATCTTGCTACACCTAAAAACTTAAACACAGGAAGTGCATTACCTTATTTGGGTAAAGCAGGATTAGCAGGTTTTGGTGCATCTCAAAATACAGTAGACCAAGCATTAAATACAGCATACAGAAATAGAATATTAGCTGGTCAAAATGATAGCGATAAACTATATACTATTGATGGTGCGTTAGTAAATAGAGAAGGTCAAGTTATTTACCAAGCTCCTCAAGAAACTCGTGGTCAAGCTAGTCAGTCTAGTGATATTCAATTAATCAATAGATATAATGAAACTTTTGCAAAATATCAACAAGACCCTAAAAACCCATTATTAAGAAATGAAGTAAAAGCATTAGAACTTAAATTAGGTTTACAACAACCACCAGCAGCACCACAAACACAAGCTGAAATTGTTAAGAAAAGTCTTACACCATTAGAAACTAAAGTAGAAGAAAAGTCAGCACAAGACTTAGTAGACTTTACAATTGGTGGTGGATTCTCTGATGTGCAAAAAGGTTTATCTCAATTAGAAATAGCTAAACAAACATTACAAACACAACCTGAAGGCAAAATTACAGGTAAGTTAGTTGGCGCACAAGATGATACAGGTATTCTTAAATATACAAACCCTACAGCTCAAGATACTAAAGAGCAAGTGCAAGAAATTGCTCAACGTAATTTAAGACTTATTCTTGGTCCACAATTTACAGCAAAAGAAGGTGAAGCATTAATTAACCGAGTATATAACCCTGCATTGCCACAAAGTGTTAATGTTAAACGTCTTGACTTGTTACAAGAACAAATGACAAGTGCAGCTAAAACTAAACAAGAAGCAGTTGACTATTACAATACTAATGGCACGTTAAAAGGTTTCAAAGGTAAATTATATAATAGCACTAGCGACTTTTTAAATGAGTACAATAGCAAAATTAAATCAACTGAAAAAGCACCAACTAAAGCTGCTACTCAACAACCTAGTGGATTTACAGAAGGAATGAAAACTAAGTCTAAAAGTGGTAAACCAATGATATTTAGAAATGGTCAATGGGAGTATGAATAATGGCTAGAGTTCCTTTAGAAGACTTACCAAGTAATTTAGTTCCATCTAATGACTTACCACTAGAATTATCTACTATTAATGTTGTGCCTGAAGATGACTTACCATCTTCTATTCTTAAAAAAGAAAGAAGCATGACAGAAAAGTTTGGTCGTGGTTTAAGCTCTATTGCTAGAGGTGCTGCTGTTCCTGTAACAGGTGCAATTGCTGGTGGTGCATTAGCAGGTCCTGCTGGTGCTATAGCTGGTGGATTAGCCTTACCTGCTGCTGAATTGCTTACTAAAAGTTTAAATGCTTTATTACCTGATAAATACGATATTACATCCCCTACTGCACAAGTAGAAAAAGGTTTAACTAAATTAGGTTTTCCTAATCCTGAAACACAAGTAGAAAGAGCATTACAAGTAGGTGGTGGTGCATTAGGTGGAGTTGGTGGTCAAGTAGGTGCATTAGGTCAGTTAGCTAAAACAACTACAAGTCCTGTTGCTCGTGGTATTGCACAAACATTATCACAACAACCTGTAAGACAAGTTGCAGCAGCATTACCTGTAGGTACTACATCACAATATGTTGCAGAAGAAACAGGTAGTCCTACACTAGGTATGGCAGCAGGTATTGCAGCAGGTATACCATTTGCTGTAGGTGCTAAAGGTACATTACAAGCTCCTACTGTACAAGAATTAAAAGGTCAAGCTGGTCAACAATACAAGTTTGCTGAAGAAGTAGGTGCTGTATTTAAAAAGAATTCTTATAACCAATTTGCTAACAAAATAGAATCAACATTAGCTAAAGAAGGTTTAGATAAAACATTACAACCTAGAGTATTTGCAGCATTAGAAAGAATTAAAGATACTAAAGGTGGTAATGTAAGTCTTGAAAATATGGAAATATTAAGACGTATTAGCCAAGCAGCAGGTTCTAGTGCAGACGCATCTGAAAGACGTTTAGCAAGTATTTTAGTAGATAACCTAGATGACTTTGTAGAAACAGCACAACCTGGTCAATTAGCTAAAGGTTCATCTGAAGCTGTTAGAGCTTTAACAGATGCTAGAGACTTATGGAAACGTGCTAAGAAAACAGAAATTATTGATGACTTAGTATCTAGTGCAGACTTACGCGCTGAAGCAAACTTCTCACAATCAGGTATGGAAAATGCACTAAGACGTAAATTAGTTAATTTAGCTGATAACCCTAAAGCACTAAGAGCATTTACTAAAGAAGAACAAAATGCAATTAAAGTTGCTGCAAAAGGTGGTCCTACACAAAACTTATTAAGATTTGTAGGTAAACTAGCTCCTACAGGAATTGTATCTGGTGGCGGTTCTGTTGGCTTAGGATACTTAGCTGGTGGTCCAATAGGTGCTATAGGTTTGCCATTAGCAGGTGGTATTGCTAGACAAGGTGCTACACAATTAGGTTTGCGTAACATAGAACAATTGCGTAATAGACTTGCTACAGGCAATGCTCCTATCCCACAAGTATCTACTAGAGGTCTTATTGGTGCTAGAGAAGTTGCAGCTCCACTTATTAACCCTATTACCGGTTTATTAAACGAAGGACAACAATGAGTAACGAAATAGACCCAATACAATATGGTCAGCTAATTGCCCAGGTTAGAAACCTACAAGACAAGGTAGATAGTATGGAAACAGACATAAAGTCGCTTCTAGAGCTTGCCAACAAGTCCAAAGGTGGTTTCTGGGCAGGCATGGCAATCGCATCTGCTATCGGTGGCTTTATTACTTTTGTAACCAATCATTGGCTAGGAAAGTGAAAACACTTGTTTATTTTACAGTTCTAGTAATATTTTGGCTATTATTAATGGATACGCCATTAGCTAAAGAACTTGTAAAAGAAATGAGCATGGCTACAGAAGCAGGTGAAATAGTATTAACATCTGAAGAATGTACCTTTAAAAAACAAGGTTTACAAGGTTATGACTATGCTGCCTATGCTACTGACAAAGGTCACCCTAACCATGAAGGTTGTTGGAAGTCTGACAACTATGAAGGTAAACAAGCAGTTTATATTTATTTTCCTGAGATAAACCAAACAGCAGTATTTGACGCTAAACTATTTAAGCCTAAAGCCACGATATGACAAGTTGGATAAATGAAAATGCTATAGCAAATTTATATTCAGCTCTAATAGAAATGCCTATCTTTGATGAATACAAACTACCACCAGCTTCTAAAGTAGACTTTGTTATAGTGCATGATGAAAGTATATGCGGACAATACGAACCACCAGAACAAGGTGAACCTCATATCATTACTATATCTACTGCACGTCATGCTCATTTATACAGCGTTCTAGTAACTCTCTGCCATGAAATTATCCACATGGCTGTGTATACCGCATCCAAAAAAACAACCCAATATACCAGTCATAAAGGTTTATTTTTAAAATTACAAAAGCGTGTAGCCAAGATGTATGGCTTTGACCCTAAGGAATTATAATGGATATTGCAGAATTTTTAAGGCAATTAACAGAACAACAAAATACTCAACCAAATGCTACTAGCATAGGTAATGAAAACTTAAACTTAAATGCTTATACTAGACCTACATTAGGCGGTAATGTTAATGCTTATCAAGAAACTCCTGTTGGTTTATTAAGTGGAACTATTGGTAAAGAAGGCACAAACCCAATATATAAAGACGTTGCTTTAACAAACCAAAACTTTAGAGGTGGCATATTAAGTCAGGCAGATAATGTTGCTCCTTATGGTGAATATCGTGATGGTAATGTTATGGCTAGAGTTATGGGCGGTAACTATCCTAATGCTTCTGCTAACTATACAACTCCATTAGCTGGTGGTCAATTTACCGGTGGTGCTAATTATAGTAACCAAGGTTTAGGTGTAAACGCAGAGTATGCAAAACAACTAAATGACTTTTTATTTAAAGCAGGAATAAATGTAACACCCAAAGAACAACAATTTTTACTTGGATTTGGAGGGCAATTCTAATGTTCGGTTCAATCGTATCTTTAATCTTACCAGCCCTAGTGCCAGCATTTGCTGACGGTGCTAGAGGTCTTATAGCCAAGTTTACAGGTGGTGCAGGTGGACAACCACAAAACATTACAGAACGTATAGAGCTTATGAAAGCAGAAGCAGAGAAGCTACAGGCTTTAGCTGCATTAGATACTCCTACCGGTGAACCTTCTAAATGGATTATAGACCTTCGTGCTTCATTCAGATATGTCATCATTAGTGCCATTATGATATTTACCGCAGTTGTAGTATTTAACCCAGACATTGTAGGTGCTACTGTAGTAGCAGTATGTCTTGATATGACTGGTGCTTGTATGTCATTCGTTATTGGCGAAAGAATGTATCTTTCACTTAAAAGATGATATTTTTAAACATACTTAACTTTGTTGGTTTATCTATACTTAAACTTATTATAGTAGGACTACTATTTGTAGTTATGGGTATTGCTTTAGTATTTATGGCAGCTATGGATTATCTCACACGTGCATTGGAGTATATTAATTCTTATGTTAATTGAAGTAAAAAGGTTTGAATTTAAAGATACGCATACTGTAGGTAAGATGTATGTAGACGGCATTTATGAATGTTACACATTAGAAGATGTAGTCAGAAATGGCACTAAGGTTTTAGGTAAGACTGCTATTCCTATTGGTGAATATAAACTCATCATAGACGCTTCTGTACGCTTTAAACAAGACATGCCACACATACTAAACGTTCCTGACTTTACAGGTGTTCGTATTCATTCAGGCAACACTTCAGCAGATACAGATGGATGTATATTACTTGGCTCTACATGGGCAGGTAAAGACTTCATAGGTAACTCTAAAATAGCCTATAACAAGTTTTTTGACAAACTAAAGAAAGCTAAAACAGCCACTATCAAGATATGCTAGATTATCTTATCTGCGACATTCTTTGTGCTATAGACCACTTTAAATATGTATTGCTCATGTTAATTATTTATCTAGTATATAATAAAGTATCTCAACGCTAGGAGAGCTACTTGAAATATAAATCAGTTTTAGTTATATCTGACTTACATATTCCTTATCACCATCCAGATGCCTTTGCATTTCTAAAAGCATTAAAGACTAAATACAAGTTTGACCATATAGTCAATATAGGTGATGAGCTAGACCAACACGCTATCTCTATGCACGAACATAACCCAGACTTATACTCTGCTGGACATGAATTAGAAGAGTCTAAGAAGCATGTCAAAGAATTAGAAAAGATATTCCCTAAGATGGTCTTAGTTCATTCTAACCATAGCTCTTTAGTTTATCGTAGAGCATTAAAGTATGGTATGCCTAAAGCCTACCTTAAGCATTACAATGAGTTCTTAGGCGTTGGCAAAGGTTGGGAATGGGTAGATGACCACACCATAACCCTAAGTGATAACTCTAGGTGTTTCTTCACTCATGGTATGTCTGCAGACGTTTTAAAGGTAGCCCAGCAGTATGGAATGAGTACGGTGCAGGGTCACTATCACACTAAATTTAGTATTGGATATTACAGTAACCCAGATGCTCTTATTTGGGGGATGCAAGTAGGATGTTTAATACATCAAAAGTCTATGGCATTTGATTATGCTAAAAACTTTAAGAGTCGTTTTATTGTAGGTTGTGGAATTATTATCAACGGTCAACCAAAGCTAATGCCTATGGTATTAAAAGAGAATGGGCGTTGGAATGGTCATGTTTCTTAGGACAATTATGCAACGGTCAGATGTAGAAGTTATCTGTAATCACATGCTAGGTAAAGTAATTGTATCTTGCGAAGCCTTACATGGCGATAGCACTATTGTCATTCAACTAGATGATGACTCACTTATTGAAATTAGCGGTGAGGAGTTATCGCTTTATGGTGAGCTAACACCATTAGATGACTGATACCAAGCATCTATATAGTCTTTTAATCCTTCTATACCATTACCAATAATAGCAAGTCTATCTTGAGTAACTTTATAAAAGTTATTTACTTCAGTTCCTGTATCATCACTATATCCGTATATCATTAACACAGTAAACTTATCTTGGTCTGCTAATGCTTTTAACAGTATCTTTTGACCTAAAGATATATCTTCATCTTCACGCTTCCACTCTCCAATGAGAAAGTTTCCACGTTTTTCAAAAACCATGTCAATGTTAGATGGCATAGCTTTTGGATTATCTAGTATTACACCTCTTAAAAATCCAAAGTCTGTATGACTAGCATACGCATTACGCATAGCATTAGACACAAATTATAATACCATTAGACCCTACTTGACAGACTGTTACAGAGCCATCAGGTGCTAGTATAGTAGTAGTTTGACCTAAAGCCTTTTCTGTTCCCCAAATAGCTAATGCAGCTAAAACAATAATAAATACCCAGTATATTTTATTCATCATCAAACCTTTGTAACTGAGCTTCTAGTTCTGGTGGAATTTCTGCAGCTTCATCACGCATAACTTCTATTAGCTTATTCTTATACCATTCTGATTTATCTAAGTCTTGTGCAAAAGCACCTTTAAAAGGATAACGTAAGTCATACTTCATCTTACAACCCTTTAGGTATCCAACAAACTCTTCCTTAGTCAAACGACTTTCAATCACATCTATTGTTTCAATCCCGCCTTGTAAATAGTGCGGTGGTCTATTCACTAAATCAACCATTCCTATCTCCTTAAAAAAAATAAATCAATTAACTGATAACATCCATACGCAAACCAACCCATACCACCAACAATCAACAACCATACTATCCAATCAATTACTTTTTCCAAAATTGCCATGATTCTTTTCCTTTAAATAATCCATTACGTTCTCCATAAGGTGTAGGTTTAGGAAGTTTTATATAGCCTTGTCTTTCAAGACTTTTAAGCCTATAAAAATTAGTCACACAATCTTGAATGATATTTTTCATAGTGCAATCAGGATGACTATTTATATATGACTTAATAAAATTAGCTTGTCTTTGTTCATCTAGTTTTGTGTACATTATATTTCATCCCTGTTTTAGAAACATTTACTTCAGCTCTATCAATGTTAAAATATCTAGCCCAATTGCTATTACTTCCTGTTGGCATTGGTTTTGGTAATGTAATTAACCCTTGTTTATCTAAATTTCTAATTCTAGCAGGATTGCCAAATGCGTGTAATATAACATGGTTTCTTCCTGCTGTAGGATGTTCTTCCATATATTTATTTACTATTTCTATTAACTGTTCATCAGTTACTTTAAACTGCATCTTTAATTCCATGAGCTTGTTCTATAATTCTAACAAATTGTATCATTCTTTCTAAAGTCATTGGCTCATATCTTGTTGGAAATGCTTTGTTATAAGCCTTAATAATTTCTTCTTGTGTTAAAGGACTAGATTCCACCATAAGCCTCCACTAACTTCTTGCTATCGTATTTAGATATGCCTTTATATTCTTCTACAGGCTCACCTGCAAATAAAGGTGTTATCTTTATATGATGGGTTGTGTTCTTTAGGTCGTTTAAATACGAGAGTTGGTTGGGATGAAATGACCACAAATAAGACTTCTTTAGGTCACCAGACTTAGTACAAAATTCTTCATACAGGAATGCAAGCGGTTCTTTTTTCATTAGTAAAATACCATCCTTTTTATGTGAATTACTTTCCTTTTACCAAACCATGTTTTTTTTGGCGGTATTGAGTCATCATGGAAATATAAAGCATTTGCCACTGGATTAGCATATTTATTATAAACAATCGTATCAATAACCAAAAGTTTAGTCTCCAGATACGTCCTTTCATTAACGGTAAGATGACGTTCATCCGTAACCCCAATAAACTGCCCAGAAGCATAAACAACAGAGCATACATCCCGACCCCAAAGACCACTATGAACCCTATTACGTATGACATTTATAACCCCTACCTTTTCTTGGATTGTTCTTGTATTAACCTCATGGTACACAGCCGTTGCATAACACGCTATATCTAATTCTAAGTTATGTATATCCATTAGGTACCTTTCATGCTTTTCTTGTGTCTAAGAAATCCACACAAGCGTATAATTCTACTATAAATCTAAAAGAAAGGAGAACTGCCATGTGGACAACACCATCAGCAACTGAAATGCGTTTTGGATTTGAAGTAACCATGTACGTAATGAATAAATAGCTCTAAAACGCACATAAAGGGGTGTTAAACCCCTTTTTGCATTAAAAAGGTACATCTGCATCATCTGCACCTTCAACAGCAGGTTTAAGTCTTTCATCAGTTGCAACCATTGCTACAGCCCCACTAATAAACTTACCATTAGCACCTTCTCTAATCCAACCTGATAAAGTAAATTCAATACCATCCACGTTTAATTTTCCGCGGTAGTCTGGTCGTTTAGGATTATCACCTTTATCATTCTTATTTAACGTAAACGTGTTTTTATTGTCATACTCAGCCATACATTACTCCTTTAGTTTTAAAATTGTTTGGTCTACTTCGTCTAGGAACTTAATTACTTCTGCTTCTAATTCTGCTATGTAAGTATCATCTCTGTCAAGTCGCTTTACAAAAACTTGCAAAGGCTCAGGGAAATTTGGGTTGAAACTTATAAAATCTACCCACCTAGCACCGGTACAAGCCAACTGCCATTGCATCTGAGGGACATATTTACTAGGAATTGATTTATTCATTAAGGTGTTTGTATGCGTAGTCTCCAAAGGGCATTTAATTTCTATAAGGCCTGCATACTTACCTTCTTCTTCTGCATTTACAGCTCCATCTGGACTAGCACCAGTATTCTTAATAACAGGGTGGTCAAAAAAACCTACTTCAGTTACTATAGAATTAGTTTTGCTTTCATATAGTTTTCTTGCTATAGGTTCACGTTCAACACCATCTTCCATAGCTTTATTTGTAAATGAATCTGTTTTTTTACCTGTAAGACGTTCTGATACAAGTTGAATAAGATAATTTTGACGAGATGTAGATACACCTGTTTTAGTCTTAGCTATAACGTCACTAATGCGACTAGCGGTAACCTTACCTAGCCTTTGCTGAAACCACTCTTCGGTACCTTGGTTTATCATAGAAAGTCCTTGTTAGATACAGCTTTTAAAGCTGGTTGTTCTGACTCTGGAATATCTTCACCACTATAAATATATAAGCCAATACCATGCAATGCAATAGCTTTAGCCAAACAACGCTGCATAGCTGTATTAACTGCCATAGCATCAGGGCTAGGAATAGCTTGATTTCTAAAGTTAAGCACAGGTAATTGTGAAGTCATAGACTTATTAAAAGCATGGACTGTGCAGAATACCATAAGTGTTTCACCAAACTGTTTAGGTTCACCATAAGTCCATGTAGCACTTGGGTCTTGCTGTAGAAGCGTGTCTACAGCCCAAGCCCATGATAGATAAGATAGACCATTCTTTTTCTCAATGTGGTCTGATACATTAATTTTGCGTAGTTCGTTATAGTTCATCTTTTTCTCTCCTGTTACGTGATTGAGTGTGTGTAATACATCCTGCTGGTGCTGTTGCATCATCAGCTGGTCGTAATGTTGTTGTTGTGACATTTGCTCTCTCCCATTTATCGTTATCTAATTTAAGTTCGTCATTCAATCTTTTAAGAATATCTGCTATCTGTTCTAAACCATTCTGCATATTATATACCCCCAAAATACAAAAAGAAACAACCATAACCATTTATTCATTTTTTTTGCCTTTCAAAGAATCAACTATTTTATCTAAAACATCTTTCATAGCTAACTCTACGTCTTCTCTTTTCATACTCTTTGCAAGTGAGTCGGCTATTTTAACACATTTTTCTGCTTTTTTATCGTTTGGTGCAGTAATAGCTAATGCTAAAGCTAATGTCAATGCCTCTTTATTATCTTTAATCATATTGCACCTGCCAATTTACCCATAATCCAAAAACATAAAGCCACATAACACCAAAAAAATATTGCAAATATACTACCTAGAATTAAATCTTTCTTCATACTGATTGCTCCTTAGAAAGTTCTTCAAAAAGACCAGAATCATTACTAATGACTTGATATGCAATTTTTTGATATTTGTCACATGATTTAAGGTTGTTGTGAATATACATAAATGCTTCCTTAAAAGTCAAGTTTTTATGCTGTGCAAGTGTTTCAATTACTGAATAAGCGCCTGTAATTCTCATTTCTCTCTCCTAAAAATAAATACTACAATGCTTATCTTAATGAGAAAAAAACACATGTCAAGTATTTTCTAGTAAATAATTAGTTTACAACTAGAATTAGTTATGTTAATCTTTTTTAGCATTATTAACCAACAGGAGAGTGTATGTACAAGATTAAGAACTGGGAGAAGTTTAATCTCTATAATCCAAAGAACCCAAGATACCAAAAAAAGATGACATGGTTTAAATTTTATGGTACGGATTACATTAATGATATTGAGATTCATAAACTATCTTTTGAGCAAAAAGCTGTTTTAGTAGAGTTATGGTGTCTTGGTTCTGAAAGTGACGGAATATTACCTCAGCACTATGAAATAGCTTTTAGACTTCATTATCCTATTGATTTTGTTGAGAAAATAGTAAAAGAACTATTTACTAGAGGTTGGCTAGAAAATTATTCGCAGCCTGCTAACATAGAGAAGAGGAGAGAAGATAAAAAAAGAGAAGATATATATGTCGTTAAAACGACTAACAGGTTTGAAGAATTTTGGCAAAATTATCCTAGTGTTCGTAAAGTAAATAAGAAAACATGTATGGAAAGATGGGCTAATAAAAACATTGACGCTATAGCAGATGAAGTGATAGGGTATGTAAAACGTATGAAAGATACTCAATCATGGAAAGATGGCTTCTCACCAGCTCCACTTACTTTGTTAAACCAGGAAAGATGGAATGATGGTGAAGCGCCACAAGAACGTAAAGTTTGGGAAGGTGGCATTTAGTGAATATAGGTGAAGCATTAGATAAGCTAACTGTTAATCAATCAGTTATAACTGAATATTACAATAAGGAATATGCTCATGCAGAGTTTAAAATTAAAGCTGCGGATATTTTTAGTGACCACGTGGTGCAGTATTTTAGTGAGGAAGTTCATAGTGGTAAATCACTTGGCTGGGTTAAGACGGAAGATAAGTTTAGGGTTAGGGCTTCGGAATTAACAATTTTAACAGGGGTATCTGGGCATGGTAAATCTATGTGGTTATCGCAAGTTGTATTAGCTATGATGAAACAGAACACTAAATGCCTAATAGCATCTTTGGAAATGCGCCCTGTATTAACATTAGCTAGAATGATTACTCAAGCATTAGGTTCACCAGAGCCAACAGAGGATTACATTAGAAAATTTTGTGACAGGGCAAAAGAAAAGCTATACATTTACGACCAGTTAGGAACTACAACGTCTGACGATATGATAGCAACATTATATTATGCCAAGCATATCCTAGGTGTTGATATATTTATCATTGACAGTTTAATGAAAATAAGTAATATTAGTGAAGAGTCATTAGAGGCACAAAAATTGTTTACTGATAGATTGGCAGTTTCGGCACGTGATTTGAATATTTCTATTTTTTTGGTTGCACATACAAGAAAACTTAAAGATGAAAACGAAATACCTGACGCTACAAACATTATGGGCAGTTCACACATAAGAAACCTGTGTGACAATATTATTTGTGTATGGCGTAACCGTTATAAGGAAAAGCTAATAGAAGAAGGTAAAACTTCTTCTGACGAGTTAAAGATTATTCCTGATGCTAAAGTTTTTATTCAGAAACAGCGTAATGGTCAATGGGAAGGTTCTTTTAATTTTTGGTTTAGTCAAAAAACTTTATGTTATAGGGAGAGTCCGTAATGATTGTTGATAAAAAATGGTTTATGTTAAGATTAATGTATCAGATACGCAAACAATGGAGAGTTAAACTTCATGCTAAACGCTGTAAGGATAACGACCAGTCTATAAAAAGATATCACCATGATGCAGCAGTTCTTAACAGAGCTATGGATATATATAAGATTGAAGGTAGAAGGGCTACTTGGTAATGACTATAAATGAATTTATTAAGCAATGCAAAAAGCTATTTGGTTCAGACATAGAATACAAAGCAACTTCTAAAGACGGGCAAGTATTTAAAACAAAGGGGTGGAGAGATGATAAAGTGGTCGCTAACAAAAGAAAACCTTCCAATGCTAGTGGAGAAGTTAAAAGCACTTGACTTTACTCATAGATGGAGAGTAACAGTTACAGATGCTAAACTTAACCGTAGTTTAGAGCAAAACGAAAGACTATGGGAATTGTATACAAGTTTAGGAAATCATTTGGGATTGGATAAACAACAAGTCCATGAGCTTATGTCATACCGTCTGTTGCGTTATCAAACAGTTATAGCTGGATTTCCTGTAGAACTTATAAAATCAACCACAAAACTTACAACTTCAGAAATGACTGAATACCAACAACAGGTAGAGGTATGGGGTCAAACTGTTGGTTGGGGTTGGGATTATTAACTATGACAATACAACAAAAATTAGAAATGTTTGATAATGATGAGCAGCATCTTATTGATACAACATATACAAAAAAAGTTGATGTGCCATTATATGTACCTAAGTATGAAAAACCAAATATTTATGAGTTGTACGATAATTTAAAAGCAATTAAGTTAATACAAAAGATTAACAATTCAAATGTTTCTGAAGATGAGAAAAAGTTTTTAACTTTGGCAGCATATAGACATATTATATTTAGTTTTGCAAAAATTGCAGATTATTACGCACACTCAAGTGCTGAAATGCAAGAATTAATGGAGCAATCAGCTTTAGTAATTGTTGATTTTGATAAAGCTATTGAATATGGTTTTGTTGCTTTAAATAATCAGTTATCTAATCAATATTTGGAAGAACAAAGTGATAGATAATTTTTGTGTATTTATATTGAGTAACAATAGGCATGACAGAGTTTATACTTACAATACTTTGAGAGAAAAAAATTATACAGGTAAGATTTTTATTATCATTGATGATGAAGATAAGTCTCATAATAAATATATTGAAACATATGGCAGTCAAGTAATAACTTTTTCTAAAGATGAAGTTGCAAAAACATTTGACATAGGCGATAGTTTTGATGATAAAAGAGCAGTTGTGTTTGCAAGAAATGCCTGCTTTGACATAGCAAAAAAATTAGGTTATACATATTTTATGCAACTTGATGATGATTATACAGACTTTAGATGGTCATTTGATGATAATAAAAAATATGTAACTAATAAATACATTCAAGACTTAGATAAAATATTTAAAATTATGTTAGATTTCTATAAGAAGACATCTTTTACATCAATTTGCATGGCTCAAGGTGGTGATTTTATAGGTGGTGAAAATAGTGGTTTAAGTAAAACATTTTTAGATGGTCAAATATCAAGAAAAATTATGAACAGTTTTTTATGTTCAGTTAATAGACCATTTCAATTTGTTGGTAGAATTAATGAAGACGTAAATGCTTATTGTTATTTCGGTTATAAGGGTTATTTATTTATGACAATTGCACAGTTAAGACTTGAGCAAAAACAAACTCAAAGTAATGCTGGTGGTTTAACTGATATTTATTTAAGCTCAGGCACTTATGTTAAAAGTTTTTATTCTGTTTTGTATAATCCTTCTAGTGTAAAAGTAAGGCAAATGGGTCAAAACAAAAAAAGATTGCATCATAGTATTAATTGGGATGCAACTGTTCCTAAAATTATTTCTGAGAAATTTAAAAGATATGATGTATCGCAACCCAAAACTAATTAAAATTTTAAGAGAGTTGCCTTGTCAGCATTGTGGTATAATGTCTGAAACAGTTTGTGCTGCTCATAGAAATGAAGGCAAAGGTATGGGCATTAAAGTGTCAGACGCTTTAGTTGCAGCATTATGTATAGAGTGCCATGTTAAACTTGATAATGGAAAAGAATTAACAAAAGAAGAACGTAGAGATATGTGGAATAGAGCATATATAAAAACTATGCAATATCTTTTTGAAAATGAAATTATAGGAGTTAAATAATGGGTAAAGGTTCTGGCAGAAGACCGTTGTTAGTTTCTGAAAAAGAAGCACAAGATAACTGGGACAAGATTTTTAAAAAGAAAAATAACAGTCCTGACGTATCACCACACGCTTATGAATATGAACTTAATAAGGCTACAGGTGACGTAGAGAAGAGATTTTTAGACGGAATATCTAAACCTAACAAAAGTCAATTTGATGGCAAATAGTCCAACGCAGTTAAGCCTTAAAAAATTACGTGACGAGGGATATACTGTAGCAGTTGTAGAGCATTGGAACGCATTTGCAAGGATAAGACAAGACTTGTTTGGATTTATAGACCTATTAGCCTTAAAAGATAAAGAAGTATTAGCAGTCCAAACTACCACAGCAAGTAATATGTCGGCAAGAGTAAAGAAGATAGCAGACCATGAAAATGTAGGTGTAGTTCGTAAGGCAGGTTGGGCTATTCATGTGCATGGTTGGCACCAGGACGATAAGAAAAAATGGCATTGTAAAACTAAGGATGTATCGTGAGTAATAAAGATAAAATATTAGAGTATCTTACAGAGCCTAAAACTATAAAAGCAATAGCTGAACATGTAGACGCTAACTATCACACTATTAAAAACTTGCTTGTAGCTATGAAGATGGAAGGATTGTTATACGCATACAAAGACAGCGACAATAGGCTTATGCACTATTACGTTCCGCAACCACATCCACTACAAGCTATATTTGGACACACAGCAAACTTTACAGATGCACAGATAAAAAGCATTACAATTCATAATGGAGCTGATGCTAAACACAACTTACAGCAAAAGACTACACAAGAAACATTTGGGGAAAGCATAACTTATACGTTAGGTAGATATGATTAGTATGGAGCGTTTACTATCTATTTTGGATGATTGGGCTTTATGGATGAAGTCAGATAACCATAGGTTAGGTTATCCATCTAAAAGCATAGGCATGTCTTCAGGTGGCGAAAGTACAAGTGAGTCATTTGCAGAGATGTGTTCTGCTCAGGACATGTCTAACTTACGCACTATAGACGCTATCATACATAGCTTAGATAAACCTCAACGAGACGCTATTTATACTAGATACTTAGATGCTAAACCAAAAATAGCCCACCATTGGCAATTGGAAATGGCTTACGATAACTTACTTACTATGGCAGGAAGAAGAATAAACGCATAAAGTTCTTGACTATTCTTATAAAGTTTGCTATAATGCTATTTGTTGGACAACTCCTGTCCGTTAATAACGTAATCCCAAAAAAGCCTGACTGCACTCTCTCCGTGGTTGGGCTTTTTCTTTTATATGACATTCTCAGTAACAATATGCAACCAATGCGGTGAACCTTTTGACTCTACCGAGTATCCGCTATGTAACGACTGTAGATATGACCACCGATTTATTAAGTTAAGGAAAC